CAAACTTCTTAGCTGATGATTTTGCATGTTGCCAAGGATGTGCCATTACATTTTATATGTTAAATAATCAATAATCTCATGCTTAGCTTCACTATACCCCTCATCATATCCTTCACTTTGAGCTTGTTCATGTAATTCTCTTACTCTTTCAAGTATTTCATCTTTTAACTCATCTGTTAATGTTTGAGTTTCCAACTCATCAATTAACCATCTTTCAAAGTCTTCCATTACTCTTCTGCTTTATCTAGAATACTACCTTCATGATTAAATGTTTCATGGTCAGTAACTCTAATATTATTAGTAATTTGATACTTACCTGAAGGAATACAAATGCACAAATCTCCCCAGCCACCTTCATTATTCCACCAATCTTCTATATCATCAAGAAGTTTAGACTCTGCAAACTGTTCAACTTCATAATAAAGATCAGAATCAAGATTAGTAAGATTAAAATTAGATTCCCAATCTTCTATGTTATTATCTACATCTTCAGGAGTTTCACAAGACTTATGTGTAAAACCTATCCATTCTATGGCACCTGAGTCTCCTCCACCATCATATTTTACTTTAATACCTTTAATACCAAAATCAGCCAACTTAAGTAAGAGGCTTGTTATTTCTACTTCTGTCATATTATTTGATTTTATAAAACCTACCTAGTATATTTCCATTTAGGTATTCATCTTTTTCAAGAACTTCTCTCAAAAACTGATACTTAGTCTCAAAATATGTAAGCTCCATTTTAGAAAAACATATCTTAACCATATACCTTTTAATTGGTATACCAGCTTTGTGAGCTTCTTTAAGAACTACATTACTACTGTAGTAGTTCTGATAACTAGCTTTAGAAACAGTTTCATATTTCTTGTTTCTTTTATCTGTCATTTTAGCAACAGCTCTTTTACCAAACTTTTTCTTTGTAGTAGAGTAAAAATTCTTTTTACCTACATACCTTACAGATTTACCATCAATAATGGCTTCCATCTCATACACAAATCCTACAGCTCCTTCAGGAATCATACTGTTAGTAAACTCTTTACCTTGATAGATCCAACTCATAATGCTTGTTTTAATAGTGGAAACAATTCAGCTCTAGTCTTTTCAATACCATGATTCTTTACTGCATCTGCTATATCTTTATCAAGATTAAAGTCAATACAAGTAAGCCCATACTTATCTTTATATCTAGCTGCACATTGTTTACCAGCTTCATCATTATCAAATAGGACAAGTACCTTTTTATACTTCTTCATTGCATTTTGTATAAATGGATCTGGAATCATTATATTCTCACTGTCTGGAGCTACTGCTTCTATTCCACCAATACCTAAAATGTTTAAAGCTAAAAGATCTTTTAGTGATGACACAATAATTAAATAAGATTTATCATATTTTAATTGCTCACTTCCCTGAATATAATCCCGAACCTTTAAAAACTTATTATCTTTTGATTTAGGCTGATAGACTTTATACAAAACACCATCTTCTCTAAAATAACCATATAAATATCTAGTTTTTATTGTCAAAGAGTTAGCACCAGTCAAATCATTATCTCTTGTTAAAATATAATGATCTAAAGGAACAATATTATACTTTGATAACTCATTAGAAGAAATTTTAAACTGTGTCCAATACTTTTCATCAAAGTTTGTCCAGTGTCTCATTTCATAATCAGTAACTTGATATCTAGTTTGAGATTTTGGTGCATAATTCTGAATATAATCATTATTTTTTAAATATTCATTATAGTCTTGAACTACTTTAAATGATGCAGTACCTCTAGTTGGTAAATTAAATAAATGCATTACTAAATCTAGAGCATCACCACCAATACCAGACGAAAAATCTTTGTATCTATAATTATTTTTTGCATCAATATAAATACACATTGAAGGTGTTTTATCTTTAGCATTAAATACAGAATTAATTTTTATATCTTGGCCACACAATTTTTCATCTAATTTTAGATAAAATTCAAATATCCATTCTCTTGGTACATCTACCACATCAGAAACAATTGCTTTTGTTGAAATCATAATCTAAAAATTAAAAAATTAAAAAAGGGGCCATTTCTGACCCCTTCTGTCAAACTAAAAAATATTAGTCATCTAGATTAAAGTCAGAAGATGTTCTTGAAGGTACAGAAAGATCATCATCATCTTCTCCAAATGATTTAACATCTTTTACTTCTAGTTTCTTCAAGTGCTTAGCTTCATCATACTTAAGAACTTTGTTACTTTCAATTTCACCATAGGCATATTTATTACCTTCTGATTTTGGAAGCCACATGTCATAATTAGTATAACCAGTTTTACTTTCATACTCTTTACCAGCAATACAAAATTCCATAAACTTATCAGTAAATGGAGCATCTTTTGCAAATGCTTTAATAAAATCTTCAATTGTATCATGACGGTTGTCTTGAGCAACAAACCAATCATTTACACCAAGACTTTTACACAAATTCTGTAAGAAAATCAAAATTGATCTATCTCTTTGAATTTTAACTCCTGATTTAGTTTCACCATCTGCAAATGCATATTGGCTAGCTTTAACTCTACCAATCTGACCTGCATAGTGACCCTTGCTTTCATCATCTTTGTCAATCATAAAACCTTCAAAGCCATCAATAGGTTTTGTCTCCACATGTAAAATCAAGTGCTTGGCATTATCAATAAACTGATAATCTTCAAGTGTGATGTTATTAATTTTCAATACATGATTACCTGGTTGAATTGTTTTTGGTAATCCGGAGCCCCCTCCTGTTGATAGATCTGTTGTACTTAGTCCCATTGTTTTTTATTTTTATTTGTTATTATACATAAATTTTATCCCAGTGAAACTCTAATTCACCCTTTTCATTCATCTCAGTAACTACTATCTCTTCATTTCTAAGATGTTCTGGTCTTGCACCACAAGTAACTTCCTCATTAGTCTTAAAATTAAGAATAGTCTTGTTACCTTTCCGATACATGTAACCAATTGCATCAGCATTAGCACAAATAAGAGATTTTATTTTACCTGTCAAATCAATATTTGCAGACATTACCAATTCTCCTTTATCATCTACCTGTTTGTCTTTAATATGACCAGATAAAATTACATGAGGAGCTAAGGTATCAATAAAATCTAATACTTGGAAAAATGCTTCCCGAATATATAAATAACCAGCACCATTTGGTAAACTTGCTACATTATCACCGTCAAAGTTTTTACCCATGGCAGTTTTTCTGTACAACTTTACAGCTAATGGCATGATCATAGATTCTAATGCAGTTACAGTATCTACAGTAACATACTTATAGGGTTTACCTGCTTCTTTAATGGCCTTACCAGCATCTAAAAGCTCTTGAAGATTATTAATTGTAATCTTTAAAGAATCTACATACTCAGTACCATTTTCTAAATCAAGAATCAGATTGTTGTCAAGACCTGCATATGCAGTTGTCTTTCCTGTTTTAGGCTTTGAATAAATCACAAGTCTTTTTGGATTTACTCTAGCCGCTTTTACTTTTGTAGTTGGCAATACTATGCTCATAATTCATTTTTTGATTGTTTAATTAACTCATTTAACCATGGTCTATTACTTACAGGTTTCATTAACATAATTGCTGCAAAATCTTTAATAGTAATTTCTGACAATGGTACATCTTCATAGTTTTCAGAAATCTCTGCTTCTGCTTTAGGAGCAAATTCTTCTTCAAAATCAGGAAATAAAGACAAAGTTTTTTGTAATCTAGGTAATTCACTCATAGATTTTTTAGCTTCTGCCTCTGCTTTCCTTTTTTCATAAAGAGCATAAGTTATTTCAGATCCATCTTTAAGAACAGCCAATAATTCTGATACTGGTACTGTATAAGTATGATATGTTTCACCTTTAGAGTTAACATTTTCTTTTTGTTCATACTCTTCAGAAAAATACCTATTGTATTTGTACCTGAATAAAGGTCTATCCTCATGCATAGGAACTATATCTAAATCATTTCCATTAGAATCTTTTACATTCTCATAGAATTCAATAAAGATATCTTCCTCTTTAGATAATTCAGACTCAAAAAATTGAACTTGTCTCCCATATTTACCTTTTTGAAAAAAGGCTGTTTTAATAACAAAAAATGGGTCATTTAATTGTAGAGCTCTAAATGTTTCCATGTGGTTAACAAAAAACTCTCTTTCTTTTTCTTTTCTAATACTCATAAATTTTTAATTTTTACTTACACTTACTTTGTCAACGGCTTGAGGCGGAGTAGGTATCTCAACTATTCTCATGTTTCTTCTATCAAGCTTGAAAAAAGCAATAGCTGTAAGTCCATTTCTAGATTTTAAGAAATGAAATACCAGTATGTCTTCATCAGCAATGATAAACTTTTCTGGGCCATATTGTCTAATCTTCCTTACAGAAGGTTTATTTATACCTAGAACTACATCAGCATGTTGTAATAATGCATCCGCACCAAATAAATCAGAATCTAGTACATAATTACCATAAACACCATTAAGTTGTCTTTTGGGATCATCTATGTTTCTATTAAGTTGGCTTAAAACTAAAAAGGCAATTGGATACTTTTTCTTCATCAAAGTCAAAGCTTCTCCTAAAGCATACAGCATCTCAAATTTATCTTTCTGTCCTTTACCATTTTTAAATAATGCTGCGTGATCTATTGTAACTAGCATATTCATGTATGCACCATCTGAATTCTTGTATCTTTCCATTTCATAATGAATGGTAGCACACATTTCATCCACAGTACATGGATCATATACCACATTAATAATATCTTTCTCCGCAGTTTTATTATAGTACTCAACGCACTTATAGTAAACATCCTCATCAACTGGTTCATTTTTACTCATCAGAGTGTTATAATCAGCACCTGTACTCAGACTCAATTTTCTTATACCACTAGTTTCATCTAGCATTTCCATTTGGAACTTTAATACTCTAAACTTATGATCTAGATTCTTTTCTATGATATCAGTTATTAACTGTTCCATAAATAAAGTTTTTCCAGTTCCAGGTCTAGCACCAACTACGGTAATAGTTCTCCATTCTAATCCATCACAAAAGGCATCATTAAATTTGGGCCATGCACTCTTCAGTGATTTTAACTGTCCTTTTCTTCTTAATTTCATTTTTACAAGACCCTTTCCTAAAGCATCTCTTTCACTTACAGGCATGAGCGGTTTAGCTCCATTAAATAAATCTGACATTTTGTAGAATTAATTGGTTAAACATTTATAGTATTCTTTCTTTAAAGTATACTATTTCATCATCTGGATTATTAATCACCAACTCACAATATGTTGCCAAATCTGATTCAAAAGACTTATCTATATTTTGCTTCCTAATGAAGTATTGAGCAGTCCTCATAAACTCATAATCTCTGACCTCATATTCATTAACATATTTGTTTGTTGCTTGCAGAATAATATCCCAGCTATAATCATAGGTTTCAAAAAACCATTTAAAAGGAGCTTCAAGATTTTTAGGGTTAACTCTTGCATATTTTCCAGAGGACAGTTTCCTATTAGGAAATATTTCAACATATTCCTTTATGTTTAACAAAAAGTCTTTACCCATTAAATCTTTGGCTGCTTTCTTCTTTGTTCTTTTGAAATAACCATTGATTTCTTCCATAAAGATAATACTTTTACTTGTAAGTTGCAAATTTTCATCAAGCCATGCATTACTTTGCAGTCTTTTGCTTTCTATTTCTTTATTTACTAATGTAGAAGGAACAATTTTTTCTTTTATACAATGTAAAACATAGTAAGTATTTGGACTTATGTTTTCATCCATAATCCTCTTAAATATTTCATCCATCACCAAATTATTTTTTGATTATACACTTTTTCAACTATCTCATTTGTCTTATTAAAAACATCTTGAGAATCCCAAGATCTAAACTTTTGATAAGCTGCACTTGCTGGATGACTGGCAAATAACTTATAGTTATTATCATTTACACAATCAGACCAGTCTTTAGCTTCTTTACCTAAGTATATATAAACTAGACCGTTTTGATTCCAAGTAAGATAATCAAATAAAAATGCAGTAAATGGCTTCCAAATATGATAATGCTGACCACTTTTTCCTACAGTTGTTGTAAGAGCTGTATTAAGCATTAAAATACCTTGATTAGACCATCTAGTTAAATTTACATCTAAACATCCAGGATGCCCTTTATAAACTGTTCTGTTTATTTCATCAAAGATATAACTTAAACTAGGTTGTAATTCATTTGTATTGCTGCAACTAAATGATATTCCATCTGCTACACCAAACTGTGGATATGGATCCTGACCCACTATAACAACTTTTAATTTATCTATAGGACATTCTTCAAATGCTCTAAAGATATGTTTCAGAGGAGGAGTAAATCTTTTACCATCTTTTGCTAAAGCAGCTAACTGTGATATAATCTTATCAAAATCACCACTAAATATAAAAGATTTAAGAACTTTACTCCATCCGCTAGGTTGAAGTTTATCAAACATTTTTTGTTTAATTTCTTCAATATCTAATTTTTCTTTCATAAAATTTTT